TCCAGCTTTCAGTACGTTCTCTGATGCAGCACCAGTTAGGTCTGCGGTAATAGTATTAGCAGCGAAGTTACCAGAACCGTCACGAATAACAGCAGTAGAAACAACGTTAGCAGAGTTAAATTGTACATTACCTTCGTTCCAGATCTTCTGACCTAGAATTGACATTGCATCTGCGTTAGCAACCTGTATGTTTAGAGAACCAGATCCGTCAGTACCATTACCACCTGTTGCAACCATTGCAACGTTAAAGTTTGCTGCTAATACAGAACTATTGAAGAAAATACCTGGTGATGATCCAATACCATCTTTTCTACCTAGATTTAATTTTGCAGTTCCACTATCACTTTCTAATTCTGCGATTGTAGAAGTGTTTTGATCTTCTAAGTTGAAGGAATCAAAGTTAACTCTGTTACTTGCAGTACCAACTTGAACTGCGTTACCAACAGTTGTTAAGTTACCAGAAACCAGACGACCAACAAGAATTGTGAAGTCTTCTGTGTTATCACTAGTATCATCATTAATAATAATGTTGCTAAGAACAAAGTCACCAGCAGCCTGAGAGTTAGCATCATAGAATTTAACAGTGCTACTTGGAGTAAATGGTGCAGTGTTAAGAATAGCACCAGAAATATAGACTTCTAAAACTAGATCACCGTTATAAGTTTTAACTGATAAATTATCTCTAAAACCAGTTGCTTCAATAAATCTTGGTAATCTTCTTTCAGAAAGAGTACCATATCTTATGTTAAGAGCATTTTGATACCAACCACCTTGGTTACCATCTAACCTGTCAGCATCTAGACCAGAAAATGCACCATCATTAAGTGATGTCCACACCTTCTGCCAAGTTCCCCATGTAGTAACTGCACTACCAGAACCACGGAGATACATGTTATCATTATCAGTAAATGCTAGTTGTCTTGCACCACCATAAGTAGCATCAAAGTCAACACCACCATTTCTGATAGTCAATACTAGGTGTCTTGTACCACCATCAAATAATCCATCTGCTTGGTTGTTAATAGTGTTTGAAACAACACCTTCAACAAAGTTATTTGGAGTTGGAGAAGATGTTGGGTTGTTAGTACCAGTAATTAATCTTAGTGTGTTGGTAGAAGAACCAATAATATCGATATTGTAATCACCTGACAAGCGATCTTTTGGTAAAGTACCAGCATTTTGGTTTCCAGAGTTTAGATAGAAATCACCTCCCACACCATCAAGTAGGTCAGCATCTAATCCACTGTCAGCACCAGTCTTAAGTTCAATAGAACCATTTCCTTCTTGACCAATATTAAACTGTGATTTCTTAAATCTTGAAACACCAATTGTACCGTAATCATCAGCAGAAATGGTTAAATCAGATGCTCTTTGAACATCAAGAGAAACGTTTGCATATTGTCTATTAACTGTAGAAACTTTTGCTTCTAATACAAGACCAGAACCACCACCAATTGCACCAGGTGCAACCGTAATTGAGAAATCTGCACTGTATCCACTACCACCATCAGTAACGGTAATGTCAGTAACTGCATTACCAGAAACAATAATGTTTGCTTTTAGTCCAGTACCAGATCCACCAGTTAGAGATACATCAAAGTATTGTCCATTTGTAAATCCAGAACCTCCATTTGAAACAATAACATCATCAACAAAGTTACCTTGAGTAAAGGATGACTCAAAGATCATTGGAGATTCTCCACGCTCAAACTCAATAATTGTTCCAGTTGGAATTGTATTGGTTAGAGGGTTGTTAAGAGAAATAGTAGTTAAACCACCAACAGTTGTAACACCTGTGATGTTTGTATTTGTTTGAATACCAGTAACAGTATTCTTAACTTCATGTCCAACTAATACATCAGAGTTTGTGGTGAATACTAACTGAGAAGAACCAGCACTTGCAGAACTATAAAGTTGAGCAAAGTATCTAATTTCAGAACCCTTAATTGATTGAACTGCAAGTGCGAATGAACTATCACCTCTTAAGAAGGTGAAGGAGTTTGCAGCACCGCTACTTGCAAGTCTGTCTGTGTTGATAGTACCTGATGTAATATCAGTTGCAGCAATCTGATTAGAAGATAGAGATACCCAGTTATTACTGTCTTTAGCAGATGTATTAACAATACGATTAATATTAACTGTTTCTGCAGGAACGTCACTACTTTCGATAGTGTCAGTGTCTTCAATTGCAATATTGTTAACAATGTCACCATATAATCTACTTTCAATTAAAGCATTACCTGTTGCTTGTGTACCAGATCCAGCAGGTGCAGCAAATGTTATAGTAGGAGCAGAGGTATATCCTTTACCACCTTTAAATCCGTTGAAGTTAATTAGTGTTACAGTAACAACTTCTCCATTAGCAATAGTACATTCTGCAGCAGCTGCTACAGCACCTAAACCAGGTGATCCACCAGAGAAAGCTACAGTTGGTGGTGAAGTATATCCAGAACCACCGTCAGTAATATTAAGTTGATAAACAACACCTGTTCTATATTCAGTTGCTTGAATTCTACCACCAGAAATACTACCAGTAAAGATATCATTAGTAGTAAACTGTAATGTTGGATCAGGAGTAAATCCAATAAACAAACTATCTAAATCATTGTTTAAAATAAAGGATGATTGGATATCCTGTTGGATTGCGATGTCACCAGCAAGTGCTCCTTCTAACTGAGTTCTTTCTTGAGCGTTAGCAACAGTAAAGACTTGGAAAGGACGTAAGGCAGGGATTTGATCAAGAGAAATCTTACCACTATCTGTAAGTTCAACCAGTGCTCTAGGAACAGCGTTAGTAGAGTATGGTTTGTTAATGTAAGGACCTAAGTTATTAGTTATAAAGTCTTTAACCGCTTTCTGAGTTGGTATCTTACTATCAGAAGCATTAGCACCACCCAATGTGTTTGATGCGTCAAATCCAGTAACAACAACGTCACCACCTTTCAATTTCAAGAATTCAACTTCAGAAATTGTAACCGTACCAGTAAAGGTAATCGCACCAGTTCTGTTCTCAATCTTAGCGAATGTACCAACTTTAAAGTCACCAAGTTCGTCAGTACCAGAAACATATACACGACCATATAGTTCAGATACTTGCTCGTTTGCTTCAACTTTAGTACCACCGTTTTCTGGTAGTGCAAGATAGTTAGTACCTGATCCAGCAAATTCCCAAGTGTGTGATGATGAGTTAACAATAGATGGTCTATGTAACTTGATTGTCTTACCTTGT